GCAGCTGCTACATTTATCTCATTCTGAATAGCCATAAATGTTGCTGTATCTTGCTTAGTACTGAAGTGTTCTATAGTTATCCATACTGCAAAACTGCTAGAAGCAATCAGCCCAGCGTATAAAATAGTTTTTAGATGTGCTAAAATAGCGTGTACTGGTAAAATCTTTTCTATATGCCTTACGAGCTTATCTATATCGTTTGTAGTTCTTTCCTGAATTGCTGTAAGCTTTCCTATAGCTACTGTATTATCTAAAGCTTCTGTGTGTGTTGCTTTTCTTCTATCGTCATTCTCTATGCTCATATAATAACCCTATTAATTTGATTACTTAGTATATCTAAATTATTGACAAACACTCATAGCTTTCTTCTGATTTACTATACATTCCAAAAGCTTTATTATAGGCTCACTTCCATCACCACTAAAATCACAATCAACTTTAGGAACTTTACAAGGTGTAGGCACTGCATAAGGTACTGGAACATCTACATAAACAGTCTTAGTACATCCACTAAAGACTATTATAATTAATAGTGCTAATACTGTTAATAAGTGCTTTTGTATCATTACAATCACCTTTTATATATTCTATTTTTGGTATATACTTATATATTGTCTCATATCTAAACTCAGGCGGCTTTATTCTCCACTCTTCCAGCTGCATAATACTTACATTATAATCAACTCTAAGAGCTTCTATCATCTTAGTTTGATTGTTAAGTGATAGTTTGTATAGCCTAGACTGAGATTTACACTCTAGTAGCTCTATTTGTGTCTTTGCTACATCATTCTCTAGCCCTGACACTTCCACTTTATTATATAAACCACTTCCTATAAGCAAAAGTGCTAAACCGCCTGATACATACTCAAATAAGTTAGGTATTCCAAACACATCAATCCTTTTTAAATTTATCAGCGGCTATCTTTATAATCTCTAGTAGCTGCTCACTTCTTAGCATAAACGCTATAGTAACAATAGTAAAAAATAGCCCAGTAGTATAAATAATAGGCTCAGATTTACCAAGATAAACAGAATAAGCAAAAGCTATCATAAATGTGAAAAAAGATAACCAGCTTTTATAGTTTTTAAAGTCCATTACTCACCTTTTCTTTATTTTGAAAGAAGCTGTAAATCTTCCATTATGGTTAGTATTCCACCCTAAGTAAAATGTAACATCTTTGTTAAACCATATTTTAGCCATACTGAATAAGAATCTATACTGCTCTTTCTCTGTAGTAAACCAAACTAACTGACTGCCTATGTCACCATTTCTTCTCCTAAGCTTTCTATCCCAAGCATAACCACCAAATGATTTAGTATGACTCATAATATGACTTTGATTACTCATATAATTATAGTTGACATTATACATACTATTTCTAGTATTCCACTTGTAAGCACATCTAAACCCTAATTTTTTACACTCTTTGTCTGTAAACCATTCAGCACCCCATTTAGGTGCAGCATCATCATAGTGCAACCAAAAAAACCATTTAATAGGATTTTTAGACACTGACTCAGGTATAGTATAGTTACGCCTTACAGTGCCTTTCATAGTCCAATCATAGAACAAATAAGCTATAGGATAGAACAGTCTAGACCATACACCTTTTATAGCTAAGATAGTTAGAAACCATATACTTAACAGTATTACTTTTAGTTTATCCATCATATACCCTTTTATAATTCTGCATCAAAATCAATATAAGCATCATTTGTTATGCTAAAAAAATAAGGTCTAAACTGTGTGATAGTGCTACCACTGGTAAATTTAACAGCTCCACCACGCTTATCAGCAGCCCAGCTAAGAATCTCCATTACAGTAACTTCATGAGTACTAACACCATCACTTAAAGTCAAATCAGAACTGTAACCGCTATGTGCTAGAGCTGGTAAAGCTCTCATAGTTGTTAAAAATAATATCGTTGCATATACTACAGTTGTAGAAGTTGCAGTTCCTAAAAGTGGTCTTGAAGCTTTTAATCTTTGATAATATCTCTGACACAAACTCAATTCTAAGCCTATAGGTCTTTGCTCAAAAGGTGTAGTTATACTACCCTCTTCTAGTTGTACTTGTGCTACTTCTATCCAATCATTAGCACTAGGTGATAAAACACGAGAAACATCAAGTGTCATAAAATCTGCATTTGTGAATGATGAGCCTAATGTTTTTGTTATTGTCTGCTTTACCCATTCAGTTGTTATAGGACGACTACCAAAATCATTCTCTATACCATTCTGATTATTTAGGTTTCTATTTGCTCTAATGTAATAGCTTAGTATTACTGACTGATTTAATAGGTGTATAGGTTTTTCAATACGCTGAGTAATAATTATATTTCCAGTGCCATTTGTTGTAAACTTTAAACTATTTACTTCTTTATCGTCTATTAATACAGTGCTTTTAACTATTGTAGCATCTGGGTTATAACCAGTTACCCACCTATCAGCCATATACTCAATAGCTGAGATATTAATATTTTCTCCTCTTTGCCAAATATCAAACCCACCATTAATAATATTATTTCTATTAGGCTTAGCACTGTTAGCATTTATAGCAGCTATAATCTCAGCAGTTGTGCTTCCAGTAACACCACAAGTTAAAACATTCATTTTATAAGTCCTTTATTTTAGTTTGCATTTCAAAAGTAGCATTTATTCTATAAATACCTTTTCCTAGTGAAGATACTTTATACATAGAAGAAAATCTAAATTTCTTTTCAGTTGTATCACCCTCTATTTCCCACTCAGCGGTAAAACTCTCTGAGCCATTGTTTAAAGTGCTATAGTAAAACTCTCTAAATAGCACCATCTGAGCAGCACTCTCAGTAGTAAAGCTGAACGCTACACCATAATCAGCACAATAGCTTTTACGCTGTCTTATTGAGTGGTCGAATTGTGAGCGTGTAAAAGTCTCACCGCCTTGCATAGAGTTACCAGCCAAGTTAGGGCATGGTAAAGTTACTGGATATTCTGTCATTTTAATTCCTTAACTATAAATGCTTTCATCATAATTTACAGCTGTTATGCTTATCTGTTCACCATTAGGCTTAACACTTGTAACTATATAATCTTTCACTACTGAATCAACAGCACCGATACTAAAGAAAGTATTATCAAAAGCCTCAGTAGTATTTAGCCATGCTGGTGCTGTAGTTGTAAGTTGAATCTCTTTAGCACCTACAACAGTAAAGCTATAAGTATCACTTACGCCACCTAGTTCATCCCTAAAGAGTATTGTATCAAAATTATTGACTTTACAAAACACCTCTAAGCAATCTAGCTTATCATCACACTCTAGAGTTTTAGCTATCATGTCAAAATCACAATCTAGAGTAATATTGTTTCCGCTTACTGCTACTATCTGACCAGCTAAACCCCAGTTAGGTATATTATGGCTTATAGCTATTCTATCTAAAAACTGAGGTATCAAGCCCTGAATATCTGTTTTAAACTCTACACTTTTTCTTCTAGCTCTATCTTGCTTGTAAAGATATGTAGCCATAGCTAAAGCTACACTCTCTGAAGTACACCCCCAAAGTTCCAGCTCGTCAGGAAACACACCACCAGTAGGATATATAGCAGTAACCTCTTTAAACTCTGTATTATCTCTATATGTTATCTTCACACTATCAGTTTCATCTATCTCTTCAAATAAGTAAGATATTTTTAGAGAGTCTTTTAGTATATTTGTTTCATTATATAAAGCTGTTCTTAATGGCTTAGCTGCATCATGCTTTAACTTAACATCATTACCTACTGGAAACACAGTGTACCTATTTGATTTAGCAGCCATCTGCATAGCATCAAATAGAGTCATTTTACTATCTATAGCACCATTTACAAAATCTGTAGGTGTATCATCTAAATCTAAATCTGTAGCTGGTAATCTTCCACCATAAACATCATTAGTATATATATCAGTACAAACACTCTTCACATCATTTATTACATCATTCCTAGTTACCCAGCAGTTTATAGCAAATTGACCTATAGAGCTTATAGCGTTAGTAGCTCTTATCTTACACCAAAGTAGCGTTAAATCACCAAGCGGCTCATAGTTTTTCTCTTCTAGAATAAACTTAACACGAGCTATATAAGTTTTATCCATACTCTTGACACCAGTAGGCTCAGCTGTATCTCTTTTAAAACTAAGATTAACATTTGATTGTATTGCAGCGTGTCCCTCATCATCATAAATATACTTGTAAGTAATTCTTATAGCTGAGTTATCAAGCTCACCACTTGTAGTAATTACACTTGTTTCATCTATATTTGAGTTTTTAATAATTATATCAGATACAGTATCACGAGCAGTAAAATCACCTGAAGTATCAGTATTATAAACACCATTAGGATATACAATATCAACCTCAAAACCTATATGCTCTTTGTTATAGCTAAAAGCTCCGTAAGATGTTTCAAACTCAGCTGTAGCTTCTATAGCTACTCTTGAAACAGATAGTCCTAAATGGTCTACACCAGATGGTAAATTTCCGTTTAATGTAGTAAAACCATACCCGTAACCAGTTTGACCTTGTTTAGCTATAGGCTTCAAATAGTATTTATTACTACTTCCATCTATAAACTCATAAACATAACCATATACACTCTGCTCTGTAAATCTCACTGCACCATCTGTATATTCATAAAAATTATTAAGCTCAGAACTCCACACCTTGTAGTAATCACTACCAGTATAATCTATATCTATAGTTTGTGATGTAGGCTCTAGAGTAAATGTATGTGATTGTACTGTTACCACATTATCCAAAACACTATCAACAGTATATACACCATCATTACTTACTGTACCAGTTATAGTTACTATAGAGCCTGAGCTTAATGAGCTTAAATCAGGTAGTGTACCATCAGGATAAGGAAAAAAAGTTATATCACTATTCTGAAATTTCATTGACATTGTTTTATCAATAGGTGTACCTCTAAGCTCCAAGTTATCTACATCAGGAATAGTTTTAACCAGTCCTTTATACTCAGCATCATCCACTTTAGAAGCTATACCAGCAACAGTTTTAAAATCATCATATTCTAATGTTTCATATCTAAAGTAATCTGATTGTATTTCACTTGTATCTGTATCACTTATAAGCATTTTATTTATGTTAAATGTACCCTGACCTATACACATTAGCTGATATAGATACTCTTCATTATTCTCATACCTATAATATGGTGAAGCTATTAATGCTGGATATGTTCTAACTTTTCCATAAATTATAGGTATAACTGCTCCTATTTTTGCTTCATTCTGCTGAGAGTTTAAAGAGTAAACACTAGAAGCTTGACCAGCATTTCTAGCTGCTAATGATGTTTGTAGCTCAGGTAAAGTAGGTCTAAATATCTGACCTACTACATAAGATACAGCTGCACCTATAAGAAGATTAGCTATGAATGATATTACTGGTGCACCAGCTATAGCTACAGCTGGATGAAACATAATAATTACTGTAGCATCTTCAGCCAGTATTACATCATAGTTCTCTACTTTTTGCTCTATACCATTTACAGATATAGTACAGTTCTTTTCTCCAAAACCATCAGGATAATGCTCACTTAAATAGTCTATAACACTATCATAATGTTTTTCTAATGTAGTTCTATCACGTAGTTTTAAAACATTTGCAGTTACAAAAGTCATACTCTCAATCCTTGAACATTACTATATATTAATTTAATTGTACTCATAGGCTGATAAATCACACCCATTTCACTAGCATGAATCACACCGCCATCATAGTAGACACCAGCATGAAACATGATATTATTTCTTCCCAGTATTATAATATCTTTATTTTTAAAATCATCT